ATCTGTAACCCCATTAAGGATATTTTCAAGCGATTTGAGAGGTTTTTTCTTGTTTGCCTTCCTCTCCTCAAGCAACTCCCTTGAACGCCTCATAATGAAGCTTAAATCGATTTTCTCAGTCTTTATTTGAGGAAACAAGTCACTAAGTGTTTTATTACCAACCCCCTTAACCCCTTTGATGTTATCAGATACATCACCGCATATAATCTTCTCCAATACTATATTCTCTGGGATTATCCCAATTTCTTCAACAGCATTTTTCTTGGTTATAAATTTCTTCTTTCTTGGGTTATATACAATAACTGTGTCACTTATTAATTGTGTTAGGTCTTTATCTGAAGATACAATTACAACCCTTTCATTGTCCTTCTTGTTCTTAACGTAATAACTTATAATATCATCTCCCTCAACTCTATCAAACTCATATTGCCTTATACATAACTCTTGCAATATTTGTTTTAATATACCTTTCTGTCTCTTAAAACTCTCATCTTCTGACTCAGTTGGTGTATTTTCCCTAGATTTAGATATTACAAATTTTTGGAAATCACGATATCTCTTCATATATTTTTCTAGGACTTCATCTTCATGTTGCTCATAGTTTTTATCTCTATTAGCCTTATATTCCTTATAATATTGGTATCTAAGGATTCCACTTTGTTCACCATCGAAAGCAATTACGCAATAATCAAAGTCCTTCTTATTCAATATCTCACCAATCAATCTTAATGATGTTATTATAATTCCATATTCCTTTCCATCATTATTCATCTTATGGTCTACTGATGCAATCTTTAAGATATTATTACCATCAATAAGCAGTGTATGAAAATATTTTGTTGTGTCTATGTTATTAGCTTGCGCTACTCTTTTTCTAATTGGTTGAATCATATCTTACCACTCTCACACTTAAATTCTTATTATTCATTAAGTCAATCATATGTTTTGTTCCATGAGACTCGCCATCCCAAAATGCAATAAGGGCATCAGCCACTTCTGCCATCTGTTCATTACGCCTAAAGCCAGCTTGTCTGCCTAGCTTTTTCCATTGCGCAAGATATACCTCCAATGCAAATCCTTCATCTTTAGCATATCGTTCGCCCAATAAATCAGCACCACGTGCCCCACCACTTACAATAATGATATTATGGGTTTTCCTCTTCTCTCTCAAGAACTTATTGCATTCTTCTTTTAATAATTTATAATTACTAAAACCACGAGAGCCAGCAATGATTACTTTAAAATTATCCATTTTCTATTATAATTTATGCAAAGATATATAAAAAAATGTTAAAAACCAAATTTTAAAGGTATTTATTGTTATAAAAAAAAAAAACACTTTATAATGAAAAAGTTTAGAATCTCAAATAAGCAATACTTGAATATAATAAATGAATCTATAAACCAAGCAATATACTTGAAAGAAGGTGAAAAATATGTATCAGACAAATATATTACCGACTTTCAAAAAAATATTAATGCCGCAATTCAAAATAAGCTAAACACTGACACAAATTTGCAACAATCTGCTAATGAATTGGGTATCAATCCAAACTATTCAAGAAAAGAAAAGATGAAAATGATGAATCAGAATTTGGAGGCAGAGACTGCTAATATCTCTAATTCAATGACTGATAAAGTAAAAATTGTAGTCGATATATTAAGAGGGGTAACAAATAATACTGGAGGTGTTAATCAAGTTATTCTTAAGAAAAACGCAGAAAGTGGTAATGAAAATTATCATGGACTATCTTATGCTGATATTTTAAGAGTAAAAGATTTTATTGATTCATTGGATTTACGTTTCTTGTATGATAGTTCTGTTAATCCTGCGTCAAAGGTTACATTTAATAAAGGCGAAGATTCAAAACTCTATAAATTTGGAATTATAATCAATCGTGATGGTACTTATGATGATTCTAATTTTGATTTAAATGACATCAATAAAAATCAATTTAATACTTGGTACACTGATAGTAGACAAGAAACAATATCCCAAGCAAAAGCTTTTATTGAAATGAAGGAACAAATTGTAGATAAATACTTACAAAGTGTTTATGGTATACAATTTAACACGCCTAATTTCGCACTAGGTAATCAGAAAGTCACTGATGCACTGATGATTAACTTTACATCAGCATTTAGATGCCCAGCTTGGAATGAATGTTTGGTTAAACATGCTTGTTATGCAAGAGCAGGAGAAGGTAGACATTATAACAATGTTAAGCCATCAAATGATAAAAAGAATTTAATGTGGGTTGCATGCCAAGATGACCCTAAATTAACAAAGATGGTGTATGACCTCCTTAAAGCATATGTAGTTGATTGGGACAAAGTTCTAAAAGCACTTAAAACAACTAATATAGGAAAAGTCGGTAGTATTTCTAAGATTTCCCAAATGTATTTTAGAGAAATGCCAGAACCATTGATTGAAGTCGTAAAACAATGCAAAAGAGTTTCATATATAAGACTAAATGAAAATGGAGATTTTATAAATCAAAGTTTACTAGAGTCATTTGATAAATTAGCAGAAGATTTCAAGATTATTGATGTTAATACTGCTGCATATTCTTGCAGAAACCTAAACTTCAAGGGAATTAAGAACATCGTAATCAATGCATCTAGAATGGAAATGGAAGGCCCAACAATTGCTAGATATTTCTATGCAATACCTGTTAAGATGTATGAAGCATTTGAAGATACTTATACTTCTAGAAGCATGACAAATTCATTCGATTCGATAGGTAAGAATCCTCTACCATTATTTAGCGTAGATGAAAATGGTAACAAAACCCCAAATGGCTCATTCTATTATAAATGTCCATGTTCTAGAGAAGACTTCTCATTGATTAATACTAAAAACGGTAAGGTAAAAGATAATCAATCAGTTAACTGTTACCAATGCCATTTATGCTATGAACCAAATGATGAAAGTATAAAGGCCAGATTACAAAATGGAGGTAAATACTTTGTATTTGTTAAGGCTCACGGTTCTCACGCAAATGTATTAGATGAAAAAAGAGAAATGGAGATTATCAAAAAGATTGGAGTGCCAGAAAATTATCAAGTTGGTTTAAGAGACACTGGAGAAGGATATGATGATAATCTAGTCGTACACGAAGGAAAATCATTAATAACTGAAAATAAGCTAGCTGATGAAGCTTATAATGAAATTACTAAAAATGCAATATATAGTATGACACAACACTTTGGAAACCTTAGAGGTGGAATGATTGAAGGTAATGAGAATTTCTTTAGTGCTAGTGTCGATAAAATTCTAAAGGAAAATAAGGCTAAGAAATGAACTCTTAGCCTTTATTTTTGTTCATCAATGAATATCTTTCTCCACTTTTTACCCATCTTAATCTTATCGATAATTGGCAGTGGGAACATTGCAAATGGAGGTCTACCCTTATCCTCACTAACAGCATCGAAATACGACTGCACTTCCTTGATATATACAGCTAGCTCATCTTCATTAGCCTCCCTAATATAAGCAATGTTATAGTTCTTCTTGACATCATTATCAAGACCACTTAACATACCACCCATATAACAAGCACTGTTATCCTCACATAAACCATTAACATAGTTCAAATGACACTTATTGTCAACATATGCAATTTCTTTTCTTACACCTTGAGGAAATAAGAAATCATTTGCATACTCTGGACCACTCTTCCTACCAATGGTAATAATCTTACCCTTGAAATCATTTAACTTGTTCATAATTTATTTCCCTTTAATAATGACAATTTTCTCTAACTTCTCGACTAACAGTAATACAACCCCAATACAAGCCATTACGAAATAGAACATAACTATAAACCATGAAGCAAGAATTGAACAAATAACATGCAACATATTAATCTTCCTCTCACCACCGTAGTAAATACATACTAAGGCAATCGGTGCTCCCAATAACCATAATAATAAATCTATCATAACTTCTACTATTTTTTCGCAAAGGTACGAAAAAAACTTGAACTGACCAAATATCAATTCAAGTTTTAACATTTATTATCTAACAAATAAACCTAATGGCTTATTCTTTAATACCTTTATCAACTGTTCATTCATAGTTGCTTGTTTCTCCATCAAATTCCAAGGTGTCATTCTATCAAGCCTTTCCTTCAATTCATTTAATACAGTCTCCTTCTCAGACTTTCCTTGCTCAAGCAACATGTTATAATCCATCTGTGCCTCAGCTTCTGGTATCTTTACAGCACCACTAAAAGTACCCCTAATTATACCCAATAGAATCTTAGCCTCAGCAACTAACAACCTTCTGATAATCTGCTGTGTTGGATTATTCATCAACTCATATCTCATTTTATCCAATGGTACTTGGTCTGGTGTGATTATAACATCATCCCTATTCTCAAGTCTACATTGGTCTGCATCTTCAGAACCACCACTTACATCATAATAAGTATACCAACAAATACAATTTGCATATCTATTCCAACCCCAAGTATCATCAGCAGCAATTCCACCAACCATATTTGGAGAACCTGGAACGGACATTAAGTGAACCAAGTGAGTTCCATCTGGACCAGCTGTAACCTTATAAGCCAAATCACCCCTCAATAATGAATTCTTAAACTTTAAATCAACTGACATAAGGGCTGTATCATATGCACTACCAACATAGAAACCAGTGATACCCATACCGTTTCCCATATTACCATATTGACCAAAGCCACCACCAATACCAGTATCAAGTGTACCAAGATTACCATAGAGCGCAGCCTTGGTTGTTGATGGCGTAATATACATTACCTTGTTGATTTCACGACCAGCTGGAATTACATATACTTGTTTACCTTTTTCAATTCTAAAGAAATCTTTCTTAAGTTCATAGTTACCTCTCTGCTGTAGTCCAACCTCACGAGAAAACCAATATGAATAATCCCTACTCCAATCCATAGTTCTTACAGTCATGGCATAGGCTAATTCATTTGCATTTTGAAATTGTATTTGATTCTTATTTTGAATATTAAGCCATTGAGTTTCAAGAACCCAGTTCTGAACCTTTTCAGCATAATCACCAACTGCTACATCAAGAAGGTCACAAAGTTGTTCATCTTCTAATTGAACCTTTCTCGTTGGCGCACCAAGTAAATGACGTGTTAACTGGAAGAGTTTTTTTACTTCTTCGCTAAGTACCATAATCTTCTATTTCCTTTAATAAATCATTATTATTACTATAGATAACATCCAAATATTCATTTGGAATTTTTTTCTCTTTTGAAAAATAAAATAACTTAACACCATTATTTTTACATTTTTCAAATTTTTCTTTATCTTTTCTAACAGTATACTCATATTTCTTAATTCCTCCAAAATATTTAATTGGTTGAAAATGTTGTATACCTTGATATTCAATTCCGATTTTTTTTGATGGTATATAAATATCTATTGTTTGTCCGCTTAACCACTCTACTCTATATTGCCCTATCACTTCATCTCCGTACTTTTCTTTTATAATATCAAATAAACGTGATTCATTTATATTATTTTCTTCATGACATTTAGGACACCCTACGCCACTCATGTGAGAATGAGGCGTTTGCCAAAATTCCCCATGTAGTGGGCATACTATACAAACTTTATCTTCGACTGTTTTATAATCTACTTTAG